TGTTCATGTAGAACGCTGCTCTTCCCATAGCCATATTAGGAATTCTGTATAATGCTCTAGCCATTAATTTGATAAGAGCAGTAGATGTAGTGGATGCTTGAGTTCCAGTACTTCCTAAAAGGTCAGAAATGTCAATGTTACAAATACGAACAACGTATCTCCAATCTTTAACAACCAAACCGTTTTTCCATTGGTAACGAGTAGCAAAAGCTTGTAGCCTTGTACCGTCACTGTTGTAAACAGTTTGCTCACCTAGATCTTCGTGTGTTAAACCTGCCTTAGATCCTTTAGGGAAAGGACAATAAACAGTATTATCACCCCAAACTACTAGATATACAGAAGCATTATCAGAACCTGATCCACCTGCATTAAGGATGTTTACTGCGTTATCCGCTGAAAGATCACCGTATCTTGGCGCTAGACCTAGAAACTTTTTAGGATCTGTTCCGGGATTACCGTAGAACATTGTTTCTGCCTGAGTCTGGTTCATTGCTTCTAAGAAAGCAGTGTCTTCAGATAGACGGAATTGTGCAGTGTTACCATTTAACATTGCTAAGTCTTTATCAACTTCAGATCTTGCTTCTAGAATTCCACAAGCTTCATCGATCTGTGCTGTTGTTGACTTAGTTGATGGAATACCTTGGTTTAATGCTCTCCAATAAACTCCGGGTAGTCCTGTTCTAATAACTACACGTTCTCCAGTAGGTAAGTTACCTTCTTTAAAAACGCAGTCATCTAGTATTTCGTTTGACTGTGATAACAGTTCTGCAACGATTGGAACTCTACCGTCTGGGTCGCTTCGTTTTGCCCAATCCGCTAGGGTTAAATTTGAATTTGAAAGTGTAGCCATTAATAACTCCTGACTTAATTTTGCTGATTAGAATACAGTGCGTTTGCTATACCGTTAAAATCTTTTGGAATACTATTGCCTTTGGCATTAGCACCTTGAGAATTACCAACATAACTGTCTTCACTGATTGCCTTACCTGCTCTGTACATAAACCTGATTATCTCAGGATGATTTCCAAAGCCTGTCTCTTGTAGCAGCGACTTAAAAGCATCAGTACCAAAAGCATCTAAAGCTTGTTTAGCAACATCAAGATTTTCGTTTAACGCTTCACCACCAAATTCTTCATCTGATTGTGATTCGTTTGCCCAATCTGCTCTTACTTGCTCTAGCATTTTGGCTTGCCTTTCCTGTATTACAGGGGCAACTTTGTTTAATACTTTTTGTGCATCTTCTTGTGGCAGGTCAAGTTCTTTAGCGACATCACCGAAAGCAGTTAATACTTCGGGGTCGAGTTCTTGCGGTGCGTCAGCCACCTTAGACTCAAACTCGTAATTTTCAGGTGCGCCTTTTACAACTTCCTGATCGCTAGTTTCACTTTCAACAGCGGTTTCATCCGAAACTTGTTGATCCTGTACACTCGTAGCTTGCTGCTCAGTTTCAGTAGTTGCATTAACTGATTGCTCAGTTGTACCGTCTACTGGTTGCTGTGTGTCACCTTCATTTGATTGGTTGGCTTCCGTCATCAGCATCTCTGACATTTTTTTGCTCCTTGATCATTGTCGGATATAGTTCTGGGCAGAGAGTGTGAATTAAGTTAAGGATTTGCAAACCATAGTTTCTGTTACCTTCGCTAAATGACATTGCCATTGCGTTGGTGTTAAACGATGATCGAAATACACCTGCTTGTTCCAGAAGTCTCCAGATTAATCTGCGACCCCTCTTGCTGCTCATGAGCCATTTTATATCCGATTCTTCGTTCTGTCGGTCAATTCTTTCTTCGGACTTTTTATTGTCTTTAGATTTCTGTTGACTTTTAAGATCGAGAGGATTGTATTCGCTCATGCTCTAATATATCTAGTCACTACGGTATTACGGTCACACCTAACCATACAGCTTCTTAGCCATTTCTTCTTTACTAGTTCTTTTTGCTTTTGTAAATGCTCCATCAGTTGGCGCACCCTTTTGTCCTTTTTTACGCATACGTTCACCAGAACCATCTTTAATTCTTTTACGTTTTGCGTGAATGTTTTCGTATAAACTCATGATTAAAACATTGATGGATAAAGTGTTCTAAGTTTTTCTAAATCTTTTTTATCTTTTTCTGATGCCATACCTGCATCCATTTTAGTTTTTATTAATTGTATTTTTCTTCTTTGTATCGTTGTTATAACACCTTCTTTGCTTTCTTTTTTCTTACCGAACATTATTTTTTACCCCCATACAATTTGTCTGCAATTTGTTGCAATCTTGACTTACCTTTATCTTTATTTTTATTTTTTTTATCTTCTTTTTCTTTTTTATCTTTTTCAATCATCTCTCTAAACCTTTTTTTGTAGTCAGGAGACATCTTTGTAAAGTTTGGATTTTCCATAATAAATTCCTATGCTAAATAAGTTGTGGTATTAGCAACAGGTGTTGCCTTTGGTGGGGCAGATGCCTTCTCACCATACAATCCATCAGCTTGATCACCACTTTTATCAAATGGTTCTATACCCATTGCAGTTATTTGTAGCTCTACATTCTGCTCAACACCATCTTTTTCTTTACTTTCTCTAACAGTTTTGACATAAGTAATAGCTTTAATCATCATTTCGCTACCAGCTTCTGGTAATTTTTCTATACCTAACTTTTCTAACTCTTGTCTACCTAACGATATACACAAACCGTAGCTATACATCGGCTCTTCGTACATTTCATTGCTGTCAATAGGTTGTGGGTCTTTTTTTAAATCAATTAAATCCATTTATACCTCCAATGGTGTTGGTGAATTGTAGCCACTAAACTGACCTACTACATCCATCATAGATGGTTCACCAGTTTTAGAATTATTTAACTTAGTCATGTTTTCTACAGCTTCCTGTTGTGCTTCTCTTTGTGCCATTTGTTGCTGTGCTTGCGCTCTTTCCTGACGTATTCTTGCTACCTGCTTATCAGGCACAATTAATTCTGGATCAATACCTAGCATTTCTCCATATGCATTAGCCCATTTGTCAGAATCAAACTTATCAAGTACATCTGGCTTCATTTGTGCAATCATGCCCATAGAATTTGTATATCTATCAACACTATTAGTACCAATAGCACGTTGTGCTTGCGCCAACATAGATACGAACTCTACATTTAATTCAGTGCCTTGTAATTCTTCTGGTGCTGGTGGTACTAATCCAGCTTCTACCATTCTGTTAAACGTATTATCAATTAATGGATCTAATAACTCATTATGTAACCGTTCTAATACTGGCCCTAACATAAGCAGCTTTTCTTCGTGACGTTCTGCTACTTCTGTTGCAGTCATTCTTGTATCAGTAGCATTAGCCAACATAAGAAACAAATCAGCATAAAAACTACTATTTATACGACCACGAACATCCTGTATGTCCTGTAATAAATGGTTTAGGTTTAAATTTACGTTAAATGCTGTCTCAATTTTGCCTTGTTGACCATCAATAAACGTAACTCCACCCGGTAAACTGTCTACATCTCTGTTTTTCATGTAGCTAGGCACTTGTAATGGTGGTTTTGTTTGATAATCAATGCCCTGTGCCTTGCGTAATTGTTCATGCTGTAACTGTTTTACGTCACCTAATGCTTCCATTCCCGGTGAATTACCATAAACATCGCCACCTGCTATGCCCCATCTTGGAATAATGGCAGGGAAATCTCTAAATCCGCTTTCTCTTAACACCTGTTCACCATCACCGCCTTGCTCAAAGTAACAAGACTTGTATTTCATGTTCATATTGTCTTTTTTCTTGTAGTCACGCTCTCTATCATCCCTTGGTTCTATCCCATGAATAATAGTAATCCATTGATCTAGTGAACCCCTGTCGTACAGGTTCTTAACGGACGTTGAACATTTGTTATATCCAAACTCTCTTACAGTTTCTCCTACTGTTTTTTGGAATTCTCTAAATAAAGTATTTACTCTGCCCTGATAATCAGTAGCAATTGCATATTCTCCTATCGTTACTGGGTAATGATGTATAGCATTCTTACTATCAGGTAAAACAATAGATCCAGCCGTACCAAATGCTCCAAGTTCTTCATAAATACCATGCAATGTTCGGTATGTATTGGACTTAGTAAACACTAATTGCATACGTTCTGTTACATCAGATAGCCATAATTGCACTGGTGGAAACTTATTTAAGTCTGGATCTGTAGTTCCTAGCCTAAACCAAGGTCTTGCAGGGGATGTTGCACCTGCCATCATGCCAGCACCTAGTGTTCTTAATGCTCTTGTACCAGTATTGTCGTATATCGAGTTATGTCTTCTATGACCTTTGTTTCTATCCTGTTCAAAATAACGTCCGTTCCTTGGTAATAGATATGTAGTGACTTCTTGCCAATGTGACCACCAAGTAGCCCTCTCTGATCTGAGATGACCCCACCTCGTCAACAGTTGTTGTCTCTTGGTTTTCATTGATTAACCGCCTAATAATGTGTTGCCACCTAGATTTAAATCTTCACCTGCTACACCGCCTTGACCAGTAAGCAATGTACCACCGCCACCTTCTCCTTGCCTTGCTTCAATACCTGCATTAATACCACTAACGTCTGCTGCCTTTCTATTAGCTTTGTTTTGTGCAACTTCGTTAGCTTCTTGTGTTTTTTCTGCTTGTGCAGCAGCTTTTTGGTTAGCAGATTTTTGTTCAGCTAATTGTCTTTCTTGTTGTTTCTGTTGCTGTCTACCTTGAACATACTGAACTGCGGTACTGGCAACTGTGGCAACGATGGCTGTGACTACCATTTTTAAATCTCCTTAGAATACATGATTTCTTGTACACCATATTTTAATTTTGGTAGCAATTTTGCTAAAGCGGTGTTTTCTTTAGCGTGCCATAACATAAGTTTACAGCCTTCAGATCTAGCATGATCTTCTGTTGCCTTTAACAAACGTAAACCTAATCGTCCACCCCGAAGTTCTTTTTTGACAAACAAAATGTCATTCTGGGCAATCCTTAGATCAGCATAATGCAAGTGATGCATCATTATGTTCATAGAATATCCAATACAGACATTATCTTGCATTGCTACATAGACAAATAACCAACCTGTTGAATCAAGTGCTTCATACAGTTTGTAGTTTGGCTTTAGTTTCATTATTTGTTTGTTGCGAGCAATCTCTTCGTAATGCTCTTCAAATAATGATTTTGCTAAAACAACAAATTCATCGTAGGTGCAGAGTTTAATCTCTGTTTTTGGTACTCTACTTTCGTTTACAGTAGCTTTACTATCATTAGTTACGGTCACACTAGTCATAAAGGATATTTAGTTACACAATCAAATATTATATGCACTCTGTCTGTAGTGCCAACATTGTCCGCTGTATGCATTTTCTTATGGTTAAACCACCAAACGTCACCTACCTCAAACTTTTGTTTCTGATCTCCGCAGGTTTGGCTACACCACTCGTTAGATGTGACTACTAAATGAAATCTGGAGTAATGATCTGCATACGTTCCTTGGTCGTTATGTTTAGTTACATGACCACCATGTTTAAGATTAACTATAAGTACCCTACCCATTTCTATTACTTCTAATTTTTCTAGTATTGGTCGCATTAATGGTACTAATGCATCCTTCAAATACTTCATACTTGGGTAGTCATACGATCCTATGTCGTACATGACGTAGTAAGGAGTCATTTTTAGTGGCCCTCTAACGTATATTGACTCGGTATCTTTATGTGGTGTACCAGTAAAATGTTGACGGTGTTTTATTTCTTTCCATAACTCAGGTTTACCGTCCAACAATTGGAGTAATGGGTCTACATTTAGACCTTCTGCTATACGAACAAAGTTACATTCTGGTGTATGGGTCATATTCCTCCTTCTGAGTAGCAACTTTACGTCTTTTGATGTAGATGTCCTCCATCTCTTTCTTGGCTACTGGGAGGGCAAAGGTTAGGGCTAGGGCATCAGCTAAATCTGGTGACCCTGCTCCCTGTAATCTTTTCTTTATCTGATCCTTAGACTCCAATACTTTCCTACCTACATTGTCGTACCAATATATCGGTGTTGCTAACTCTTGTTTGAGTGCGGTGTCGTTCGGTATTGCACCTCCCATCTCTATCCATTCTTTCATTAACCACCACATCTCTGTCCTACGGTTAATGTATTGCTCTGGTTTGGTTGCCTTACCTCCAAATGGTATTTCTATTACGTCATATGACAACTGCCTTAGTCTGTCGATTACTCCACTACCTGCACCTGCATCACAGAACACTGCATCTGGGTTATGTTCCTCTATCAGGTTGGCTATCCTTGCAGCTAGATCCATATTGTCTACACCTCGATAGACAATAGGCTTAAATCCTTGCTTACCTTGCCTACGGAACACTACAGATCTGTCATCACCAAACCTTGCTGGGTCGATACCAAACACTACTGGAGAAAATCCTACATCTGCCTTCTGGTATACACGTTGTGCTGCTACTTCGGTATCTGCCAATGCAATAAGTTGGTCATCACCTGCTGCACTGAAGTCACATAGATACTCCCTAGCAAATGATGTCTCACTCATATCACGTTTAAGACGTGTTACCTCATTGGGGTGTAACGAATCAGTATCGTAGACCGTGAATCTTGCTGCTGCCCATTCGTCCTCATCAATAGCTTTGTAATACAACTCAGAGAACAAGTTAATACCGCTAGGAGTTCCTATAAAAATTGACCAGCCTAA